ACAAGTAGACCTTCTTGTACGTTTAGGATTTACAAAGCGTTCTCAATTTATGGAAGGTGGTTCAACATATAAAATACAAAAAGGCGATACACTTTCAGAAATTGCAGAGTTACAGGGAGTATCACAAGCAGAGCTTCAAGAACTAAATCGAATTGAAAACCCCGATAAAATTTTTGCAGGTGCTGAGTTACAACTCCCTGAGCGTGAAGAGGCTATATCTGAGGAAGTAGTATCCGAAGAATTTACAGAACAAGACACAGCTAATATAGCAGCAGATACTCTTCGTGAGGTTATTTTATCAGAAGATAGAGATTTAGAAACAGAAATAAAGGCTGAAAAAGAGAAGGGAATATCCTTTAGGTTTTTTCCAGAAGCACAGGCAGATACAAAAGATGTAGAAGTTATTGATAGTGAAAAAGAAGAGGATGTTGATGACGGTATTTATTCCGAAGGAATACAAAGATTACATCAAGTATTAAACGAAACTCAAGAAGAACTAGACGCTGGTAAAATAACTCAAATAGAAGCTGGAGTTAGAGCGTTTGCAGCTAGAATAGATATGTTGTTCGCTCCCGTAGGAGAACTTATAGGTACAGTAGCATCTGCTTTAACTCCCGATAATATTGAAGAACGGTTTAAAGAAGAAGTAGCAGAGGTTGGAGAAAATATTGGAGAGTGGATAAAAGAAAACGGGTACGAGCGTTCTGCAAAAAATATTAATGCTGCTATATCTATTTTAGGAATTATTCCTACAGCACAGGTTCTTAAAAGAGGTGTGAATACTATAGCAGCAGGTACTAAAACAAAGCTCGATAAATTCTATAACAAAGGATTTGATAAAGATGGAAAGGCTATACCTTTTGAAAGTCCTTTAGAAAAACATCTTCATCAGGTAACGTCAGCAGGTATTGCTTTTAGTCAAGCAGGTCCAGCAGGTATTGCTGATGCTCTTTTGCCAGGAATGATAGCCCGTAGAAGGTTATCAGCAGCAGGTTCTAAACGAAAAGAAATTATTAGAGAAGCAGAAACTGCAAATTTTGAAGATGCTTACGCCTCTGCAATGGCTGGAAGAAACATTGTAGACCAAAGCCCTAATACAGAACTAGGAGATTTAATTGAAGATTCGGCTGTAAAAAAATCCTATATTTATACAACCGAAGAGTTGTCTAATGATGAGGGAATAAGAGCTGCTTTATTTAAAGACTACAATAATTTTGACACCCCGATAGAAATTCAAGATAGGTTTATAAATCATATACGTTTTGGTCCTTGGACAGAAGGAATAAGCGTCAAGGTAAGGGGAAGAAAAATAGGCTCGGAGCGTCCTATGAACCCGAACAATACTGATGTAGATGTTAAAAGACTAGACGGCCCACAAAACTTATTAGCTGAAGCTCATGGAATTGAAGATATAGCTGCTAACTCTCTAAGAAAACTATTTAAAGTAAGTAACAGAGTTAAGATGGCAAAGTATATTAACCAGCTAAATCCTGATGGAACACCTAAAGCTGGAGTAAAACTGACGGGCGGTAAGCTACAAAAAGCTTCTTTGGGAACTAAAAGAAATACAGACGTAAATGTTAACAACACTTTAGATGGTGCTACGCCAGAACAAATTAAATCTTGGTTAGAATTTGACGCTGGTGGTAAACAGGGGGCCTCTATTTCGTTTAAGGTAGACGAAAAGAACCCTAATATTGTTTATTTTTCAGATAGTCACACTTCTAAGTCTAAAGAATCTGGAGGAGTCAACGATTTTATAGCGTTCGACCTTAAAAATAAAGAGGTCTATACAGGTATTAGTGATAAGCATGATATGTTATGGAACTTAGACCCACTCGGCGGCAGTTCTCGTTTAACAATTGCACCTATGTCGAAAAGAAGTTTTACGGACCTTACCAAAAAGGGAACGCACAAGCAAAGAGATTATCAAGGAGAAGCACAAGCAACACTTGATATGTTAGAAAAATATAAATTAGAGCTACCAGATGGCGGTTTAACTATGCCTTCATATGACCCCGTAACAGGACTCATTCCTACAGGAACAAAAACTGTTAAGCTTTTAAAGGAAACAAAAGCAGACATAGATACTCTTAGAAAAATTGCAACCGCAGAAAAAATAGAAAAAGTGGGGGATAGTTGGAAGGTGGACGGCAAGACAGTATCTAAAGGTGAACTTGATGCAGCAATCCACATAAACCTAACCGCTTTAGCACACTTCGCTGGAAAGGCAACGACAAAAGATTACGGAGTATTGGCTCGAAGATTAGCTAAGGGTAGTGCAGCAACAGGATTTCTTATGGGCGAATCTGCCGAAGAACCTAAAAGAAAAGGCTCAGTATTAGGGGGCCTTCAAAGAAGTAGATTTTTTATGGGTGGCTTTAGTGAAGAAGTATTAAGCAAACTGGAAGCTTCTGGTAGCCCTCAAGCAGCCGCAGCAGCAAAAGCAGAAAGAGCAAATCGCAGTCAACAAGGGGTGCTAGAGAAAAAATATGAAGGAGAAATAACGCGCACACAAGAAACAGGTATGTCCTCTTCAGATGTAGAACGACAAAATATTCTAGATGAGAAAAAGTCTAGCGAGCAGCCTCAAACTAATGTAGAGTTTGGAACAGACCCGTTACAAAACTTAGGTTTTACAGGCAGCGAAGACACCACTGAAACATCCGTGAGTTCTACAGAAGAAACCCAAACACCGGCAGTAGGATGGGGAGCCGTAGACGAGATATTGGCATCGCCTGAAAAAATGGCAGAAGTTAAAAAAAGAGCGGAAGAAAGACGGGCTAATGAAGCAAAACTTATCAAGGAAAGTAATGAAGTTGGAGCGTCGTGGGTGAATCCAATGTTTGACCCAGACCGAAACAAGGGGGGTTACACCAGATATGACTACACAAAGCGTGGTAGTGGGCTAAATACTGCGCGGACTTTTGCTGATGGCGCAAGAGCATTTCACGTATATAATGCATTACAAAAAGGTCAGCCAGGGTATACACACGCTCAGAATGCACGAAACAATTTAACTCAAATGGGAGTTACCGTAGACACCGCTACGGACGAACAATTGTTTGATGCGCTTGATTTAGCTCATAGGGGCGCACAATGGAAAAACCGTAGGCCGAAACGAGGTTTTGGAATAAAAGAAGCTCTCGGTATGGCGCTACAAGTTGGCAGTTTCTTTGTACCTGGCGGTCCTGTTGTTGCGGGTGCTCTGGGAGCAACTGGCGCTGGTCTGCAAGGCGGAGGACCATTCGATGTTGCGCTTGGTGCGTTTACTCCGTGGGCAGGTGGTAAAGTTTTTAATGCGCTACAATACAATTTTGGAGTTACCGCTGCCACTACTGGAGCAATTAAGACCGGTCTTACGGGCGTGGGTGCTGCTGGAGTAACAACCGAAGTAATTGATAGATACACAGAAGAGCAGAAGGGTGTATCCAGAGCTACGGGTCTTGGATGAGTTTAAAATTTCACAGCGCAGCAGCTAATAAAGTTAAAGAACTTCTCAACGAAGAACTCGAAGCTCCTGAAGATTTAAGTCTACGAGTTTTTGTAAAAGGTGGAGGATGTTCTGGCTTTCAATATGAGTTTACATTTGATGCTAAGAACGAAGAGGATACAGAGGTAATAACTAACGGTGTTGCTTTGGTAGTAGACCCTCTAAGCTTTCAGTATTTAGATGGGGCCGAAATAGATTATTCAACAAGCCCCTTCTCATCTCAGTTTGTTATTCGTAATCCTAATGTTCAAACAACTTGTGGTTGCGGAAGTTCTTTTGCGGTTTAACAATGCTAAAATAAACAAAGGGAGTGTAGTGTGGAACAGGGAATAGATATATCAGAAACTGGTAAAGTTAATTTAGACATGAAGACGTTGGTTGGTATTGTCGCAATGATAATGGCTATCGCTACTGTTTACTTTTCTTTGCAAGGTAAAATATCACAACTAGAATTAGATGTGGTTAGAATGCAAGACGCAAGCGGAATGAACACAGAATTTAGAATCAAATGGCCTAGAGGTGAACTAGGTGCGTTGCCGGATGATGCTGTACAAGATATTAACATCAAGTATCTCAAAGAAGAAATAGAAGACTTAGAAGAAAAGCTTGAAGAATTAGAAAAAGAAGTTGAGGACCACGACAGAGCTTCAGGTCATTAATTGATACTTTAAAGTTCTGAGATAGGAGCAAATCAATGGCTTATAAATATTTTACGAAGAAAGAATTGAGGTGTAGTCACTGTAATCAACACGGTATGAACGAAGAGTTTATGAGTAAAGTAGAGCTTCTACGTGAACAGCTTGATTTTCCTTTTATTGTGACCTCTGGATACCGTTGTGAGGACCACCCCATAGAGGCCCGTAAAGCCTCTCCAGGGGCACATACAACAGGCAGAGCACTCGACCTATCAGTGTACGGAGAAGACGCTCACAGGCTCCTCTCAGGCGCTCTCACGGCAGGTTTCACAGGCATTGGAATAAACCAAAAAGGTGGCTCTCGGTTTATACACATAGATGATATAGAGTCTACTTCCGAAAGACCTAGACCCTGGGTGTGGAGCTACTGATGGTTTTGTACACAGAAAACCAACTTGAAGCTTTATATAAAATATATGCTAGGCACCAGAACCGTAACGGTTTAGCCTTTATGAAGCTTGAAGATTTCAGAGCTTTATTTGAAGAACAACAATCATATTTATTAATGCAGGAGATGGGAAATGCTTCTTAACGCAATACTAGGACCAATAGGCGCTATCGCTTCTAGCTGGTTAGACGGACGAAACGAAAAGATAAAAGCCAACACCAGAGTAAAAATAGCGAGGGCCGAAGCCGAAGCTGCTGTCATGCAAAAGCAAGCCACTGGGGAGATTGACTGGGATATAGCACAGGCAAAGGCCAGCGAAAGCTCATGGAAAGACGAGTGGCTTACTGTGGTGTTTACATTACCTCTAATTCTACTACTGTTTGGAGAGGAAGAACGAGTAAACAATTTCTTTCTTGCGCTCAGTAACTGCCCTGAGTGGTATCAATATATGTTAGGAACTATCGTAGCCGCCAGCTTTGGCTTTCGAGGTGCCGCTAAATTTATGGGGAAAAAGAAATGAAAAAGAAACCGGGACTCTACGCAAATATAAACAAGAGAAAGAAAAAAGGTATTAGTCGTTCTAAAAAGAACTCCACTATAACTCCAAAGAGTTATGCCGCTATGAAAAAAGGGTTTCCAAAAGGTAAAAAATGAAAGAGTTTCCCATAGTCGAAGTACAGTGGGGAGATGCTTGGATTGATACCGATGACTATACCTTTGAAGAAGCTAAAAAGCTCACACCTGTAATCCGAAAAACAATAGGTTATTTAATTAACACAACAGACGATTGTCTTATATTAGCCACAGACCTATACAAACAAAGCAAGTCTCCGTCGATAAAAGAAAACACCATCAACACACCGATGGTTATTCCTTTAGGTATGGTGCTTGATTGGACCGAACTAGAATTTGAAGGGGCTGAATAATATGCGAGAAGAATACAAGAAGGGTGGTAAGGCTAAAGATTCGCGATTAAAACGCGCTGGTGTTTCAGGTTATAATAAACCCAAGCGTACCCCAAAGCACAAAACAAAATCTCATGTTGTGGTAGCCAAGGTAGGAGACAAAGTAAAAACTATAAGGTTTGGTCAGCAGGGTAAGACAGGTGATAGAACCATGACCAAACGAGCAAAGAGTTTTAAAGCTCGTCATGCTAAGAATATAAAAAAGGGTAAGATGTCTGCGGCTTACTGGGCAAACAAGGTTAAGTGGTAGGGGAGAGTTATATGTCAGATGAGTTTTTTCAGTTTATCGAGTCTCCAGAAACCGCCACAATTCGGTTGAACACAGACGCGATGAGTCACTTAGGAATTATATTTAATAGTGTGAATGACGCGATGATGAAGCAAGCAGTATTTGATATGTTATGTAAACATTCTAAGTTTGTTTTAGAAACCTCAGAAAAAGTAATACTTAATAAGCGGCTGGGTGTTAAGGCTGTTAAGTAATAAGAATGCTTAACGAAAAACGTTTAGTTCATTTTCTAAATGTTCATGAAGGTTTGCTAGTTTCATTTCTGCTTCTTTAATTATTTTCTGTATGAAGGGAGTATCGTGTTTGTCAAATACTTTTGATACGTCCTCTATGGGAAGCTGTTTGAACTCAGTCATTAGATTACCCTTTCTGTCTATAAATACTTTAAACGAAATTATATTACCTTCTTCTTTCATTGAAATACTACTCCTTCTAAGTCGCCCCTAAGTCCTGCTTTCATGTAGGAAGTTGAGCGACCTTCAAAGAAGTTCTGGTGTTCTACTCCTAGTACATCATCCAACCAGTTAAGAGGATTATCTTTCACACCGTAGTTAGGCTTCAGTCCTAGCTGTAGTAGTCTGCGGTCAGCAATATAACGAATGTACTCAATCATTTCTTTCTTTGATAATCCTTGTATATCTCCTTGTGCAAATACTAAATCTAAAAACTTATCTTCTAAATACACCATGTCCCGACATGCCTGATAGATTTCTTTTTTAAAGTCATCAGTCCATATCTCTATGTTCTCCTGTATAAACTCTCTAAAGAGTTTTGTCATTGCCTCAACATGAAGAGACTCATCTCGAATCGAGTACGTTATAATCTGTCCCATGCCTTTCATCTTTCCAAATCTAGGAAAGTTCAACAATATAATAAAACTACTGAATAGCTGTAGGCCCTCGGTGAAGCCACTATAAACGGCGAGTGCTTTCGCAATGCTCTCCTTGTCTTTAGCTAACACTTTTATTTTATTTATATATTCATGCTTGTCAGCCATTGCCTCGTACTCAGAGAAGGCTTTGTATTCTGTCTCAGGCATTCCTACCGTGTCCAACAGTAGACTATAGGCGTGTTGATGAATAGATTCCATGTTAGCGAAACTACTCATCATCATACGGGCTTCAGGTTTCTTAAAGATTCTCATGTATCTATCTATGTACCCCGAGCCTACATCCACATCCGATTGAGTGAACAGTCTAAATATCTGTGTAAGTAAATTCTTTTCAGACTCTCCTAAGTCTTGCCAATCCTTTACGTCATTGTGCAGGGGCACGTCCTCTGGAAACCAATGCATTTGGTTTTGTTGCACATAATAATCAAACATCCAGGGATGGTCGAAAGGCTTGTAGTAATCTCGTGTACCTAATAGGCTCATGCACTTTTCTCCGAGGGAAAACAATTAAAATTAGCGGCTACAGTACGGCGTTCTCCTTTCCCTCTAAAGGGATAAACCATATGTTGTAGCCAAGAGGGAAAAAAGTAAAGCTTTCCTACCGTGGGTTTAATTACGCAATCTTGAACTGGCATTAGCCTTTCTTTATCTAACACTGAACTCCTGCCGTAGACAAACTCTAGAAACCCATCGACGCAACCAGAAGAATGAAAGTAACTCATGCCTTCTTCCGGTGCTTTTAGTTTAGAAATTTGTGGTGGAACTTTTGTCCATGTGGTGCAGCTAACACCCATTGCCGTTTGAGTTCCGTGGTCGTGTATAGGATTATAATCTCCAGCATAGCTATGCACCGACCAAAGCTCATCTATCTCTACTTGCCTGTCATTCTCTAAAGACTGTCCTGTGTGCCTAAGAAACTCCGCTACATATTTAGCGGCAAGGTTGCATAGAATATATCTAACCTCTTCTAGCTCCTCGCACATATGGTCCATACGCAACTGTTCGCCATTGTGTATCTGTCCAACTAGGGTATCCGCATTTGTTTTTCTATCTTGTTTCTTTAATAGTTTATCCAGATAGGTATTTAAATCATTTACAAAATCATTCGGCGTTTCTACTTCCATTAAATACACCGAAGGTAACGGAATAAACTTAAAGTTTATCGCATCACTCATATTCCTTGTTCCATTATCTCTTCAACAACCTCAAGTTTTTCTCGTGCTTCTGCAATCTCTCCAATTAAAGAGTCCATCGAAGATACTATATCAGGATGCTCCGCTACACCTACAGAATTTTGACTGTAGTTATCCAGATTAATTATAGCCGAAGCAACTTGGGCTTCGTATTTTAATCTTAATGCTTTTAGTTTCTCCATCTGTTTCTCCTATTGGTTATATATTAAATATATAATGATTGCTAATTCTACAATTAGTATGGGGTAGTATCCGCGCCATAGTATTTTATAAAGTATTAGTTCACGTTGTCTTCGAGTGCTCTTCTTAGAGTAGTGCTTATTAAGTTGTTTTAAAGTTTTTACTTTTTCTCTTGTTGGACGCATATCGTGTTATCCTTCACAGGCGAGACACTCTACATCAGAAAGGTTAATTCTTGGTATCTTTATATTTACATTCTCTGTATTCCTAGCCGCATCGGACCTGAGATAGTAAAGTGATTTTAAGTTTCTTGCTCCTGCCCAATGCACATCGTTCACGTATTGCAGAAACTCATCGTGAATTTCTTGTGGCTCCGTAGCTTTGGGCGGAGCGAAAAACAAGTTAACGCTTTGGCTTTGACAAATATAATTTTGTCTGTGGTGTGCATGTTCAATCACCCATATCTGATTTATTTCAGGAGCAGTTTTAAATATTTCTTTCTCTTCATCACTTAGAAAATCTAGGTGCTGAACAGACCCCTGCTCTGCGGCAATGTCTTGCCAAACTTCCTTTGTATTTTTCTTTTTAGACTTTAGAAGTTTTTCTAGGTGTCGATTGCGTACCTTATACGAACCCGTTAAAGTCTTGTGCGTATAAATGTTAGCCCTCGTTGGCTCAATGCTAGGACTCGTGCCGTCACAGATAATAGAAGAACTAGCGTTAGGGGCAATAGCGAGAAGGTGAGCATTCCTACGACCGCTACCAACCATGTCAGGTGCTTCGCCCCGTTCTTCACCCAGTTTAAGACTAGCTTCTTCAGCTCTGGTCTTGAGTAATCCAAAGGCTCTGTGGTTAAACGAACTGGCATACATACCCTCGAAAGGTATACTATGAGATTGTAAGTAGCTATGAAAACCCATCGCCCCAAGGCCGATTGAGCGTTCTCGATATGCTGAATAAGCGGCTTTCCTGTATCCATCTTTTTCCTCCTTTATGTAGTTTTTAAAACGTTCTGGTCCTGCTCGATAGGAACCAAGCTCGTCTGTATTCACCGCGCTATCAATAAAATGCTGTAGTACATTATCCAGCATCGTAACCAAGTCCTCGATGAAAAGCTCATCTTCACTCCACTCATCAAACTTTTCTAGGTTCACACTTGATAGACAACACACGGCTGTTCTGTCTTCGTTTGTTGGTAGCGTTATCTCGCTACACAAATTACTTTGTCTTATTTCTAATCCTAATTCTTTTTGTTCTTTTGGTAATGCCTCGTTGCAGTTATCTATATTAACAATGTAAGGCTCTCCTGTCTCTGCACGAGTATGTATAATCTGCCACCATAAATCCCTGGCTCCTACACTTTTAGTAGCTTCTTTAGATTTAGGGTCTATCAGTCTCCAATCTCTGTCCTCACTTACAGCATCTAGAAATTCATTACTTATATTCACTGCGTTATGTAGGTTGAGGCATTTACGGTTCAAGTCTCCGCCAGTAGTCTTTCGCATTGCAATAAACTCTTCAACTTCTGGGTGGCTAATATCCATATAAGCGGCATAGCTTCCCCGTCGGGTAACGCCTTGATTGAACGCCAGCATCTGACTATCTACGACATGCATAAAAGGGATAGACCCAGTAGATTTGCTACCGTTGCTAGTCCCAGTACCGTTAGACCTAACATCACCCCAATATCCACCGATACCTCCACCCGCGCTTGCCAGCCAAATGTTTTCATCATAGTGATTAGATAAACCAGTCCTTGAGTCAGGAACATAATTAAGAAAACAGCTAATGGGTAAACCGCGAGAGGTTCCCCCGTTAGAAAGAATAGGGGTGCTAAACATAAACCAGCAAGCACTTGAGTAATTATAAAGTCTTTGTGCAAGAGCGTAATCAGTAGCTCCTTTGTACGTTGCCCCAAATATTGAAGCCCTAGCAAAAGCTTGTTGAGCATAAGTTTCATTCTCCCAAAAGTATCTATCTTTTAATGTGTCTATTGAAAATTGGTCTAGGTCATTCTCTTTGTTTAGGTCTATCTGAATGCCGAGGTATTCTTGTGTGTTCAAAGTCATGTTCGTGTTCCCTCTTATCCTTTACATACCGTTTAGATTTTTGCCTGTTCTTCGCTTGCTTACTGCGATTAAACCTAGCAGTCCTCTCCGCCTTTCTGTCCATTCTTCTTCTCCCTTTCTCCTCGATAAAAATCAAACAGTTTCTTTTCATACCAAGAAGCTTTTGACAAGTCGTTTATAGGATTATTTTTATAACGGAACCGCCACCTATACTTTAAAGAATTACCACGTAGATACCCTAAAAATTCTTCGGCAGTTAGCATGGCTTGAATTGCATCAATGCATTCAATACCTCCTTTGTTGTAGTGTTGTGGATTATTTATTTCTTCCTCTCGTAATTGATAAGAAGATTTAGGTGCCTCATCTTCGTAGCTTGTCTCTTCAAGAGACTCCAAGGGGTCTGGCATATCTTGATTGTATTTTAAACTATTCCATTCTTCTGGCATTACATCGTTTAACTTTTTATTTCGCATAAGTTTCTTCCTCTTTATCAAGGTCATGTTGTCGTTCATTAAATTCATCAGATGTTCTAGCTTTTATATCTACCCACTCATCGGGTAGGGTAGCCTCAGTGTACCATCTAAAATTATTTGTGGTTGCCCATTCTCCGTGTGTTCGTTTTGTGCCGTCCTTTCTAAACTTAGCGTTTGGCATGGGAGAAGAGGGGTTAGCAAATAGAAAAACTAACTCTGTATTTTTTGGTAGGCTGTCTCGAATCCATTTGTACTTTGAATATTCTGCGAAGTCCCAAAATCTACCCTTCGATTCTAACAGAATTATCTTGTCTTGTAAAGTCCTAACGAAGTCAGGCTCATAAGAATGATGAATCACGTAATTAATTTTATCTGAGTGATGCTCCCAATCCTTTAAAATTGTATCGTGTAATAGATATTCCCAAATACTATCGTAGCCTTTAATTTTTTTATGTCGTGGTCTTTTAACTCTTGCCTTACGCTTCAATGTATTTCTCTTTCGTAATTACTGATAGCCTCTTTAATCGCGTCATACAGGAAAAGTAATTCTTCCAATTGAAGTTTACTTTGTCGTATTTGTACATTAGCCGCGTAAGCAATTATAATATGCTCGACTGGTTGTTCATAGTTCGTTTCTTCAGAAGCCATTGTAAGTCCTCCAATTTAATTGAATCCAAGGACACGCCCTTCTTAACTAATTTTTTAATGTTCTGCGTGGCCCAACGAAAAGTGTAAAAAGATAAGTAGCACGTTTTTTGTGATTGCATATAGTGGTCTTTAGGTAAGAAACTTTTAAAGTTTTCTTTTGTTATTTGGTCAGCCTCGTCTTCCTCAACAATACTTTTTAACCATTCGATTAGTATGTCACTTGCCTTTTCGTTTATTTGTCTTGTTATTTTCTTTTTCATGCAGAGATTTCTTCAACTTTAGGAACTGCTTTTACTTCCGTTAAGTATTCAATACCCTTCGCATACTTAAACATCCGAAAGCCCTCACCGTCGTTAGCGTCTTTGTGGCATTCTATTTTAAAGTTACAATACACACAACCTCTTGGTAATTTCATGTTACCTTTTGTTCCCGATGGGATAGCCTTGTAACATTTTTCTGGTGGCTTTCCGATGTTAAAAATTAGTTTCATTATTGAACCAATAAGAGACTCTACGTTTGGCTTATCTAATTCTTCTGGTTGGTACAGAGTAAGCTCACCAGACTCTTTATTAATAACTAGAAAGCCCCCGTTGTTCGTTCCTTCTGCCTTCTCGTATCCTGCAAGCTGACTTAAATAACCAAAGGGGTCGTCCTCTCGAAGCGTACCACGTT